AACGCCTTTGAGGAGGCGGTGACCGGTGGGTTTGGGGCGTTGCGCCTGCGCAACGAGTACGAGGACGAGTACAGCGGTGAGAGCGACGAGCAGCGCATCTGTATTGAGCCGATTTACGACGCGGACTCCTCGGTGTACTTTGACTTGAACGCGAAGCGGCAAGACAAAGCAGACGCGAAGCGGTGCTTTGTGATTACGGCCTTAACCCGCGAGGACTACGAAGCGGAGTGGGGGGATGATCCAACGACGTGGCCGAAAGAGATTACGCGCACCCAGTTCGACTGGCAGACACCGGACGTGGTGTATGTGGCGGAGTACTACCGCGTGGAGGAGACGACCGACTACATGGTGACGTTTGAGGGGCTCACGGGAGACGAGGAGAAGGAGCTTTTGTCGGTGCTCAAGGAAGGCAAGATGGAGGAGATGGAGGCGCTTGGGTACAAGGAAGTTAAGCGCAAGAAGATTAAGCAGAAGAAGGTGCACAAGTGGATTATGTCTGGGGGCAAGATCCTTGAGGACTGCGGGTACATTGCTGGGAAGTGCATCCCGATTGTGCCGGTGTACGGCAAGCGGTGGTTTGTGGACAACGTGGAGCGGTGCATGGGGCACGTTCGGCTGGCGAAAGATATGCAGCGCCTTAAGAACATGCAGCTCTCTAAGCTCGCAGAGATTTCGGCGCTCTCGTCCATGGAGAAGCCCATTTTCATGCCTGAACAGGTAGCGGGGCACCAGGTGATGTGGGCGGAAGATAACCTCAAAAACTACCCGTACCTGCTGGTGAACGGGATTACGGACGCGCAAGGCGCGGTGCAACCGGCGCCGCCGTTGGCGTACACGAAATCTCCTCAGATCCCGCCGGCGATGGGGGCGCTTTTGCAGGTAACAGACGTCGATATGCAGCAGCTCCTTGGGAGCCAAGGCAACGGGGACAAGATGGTGTCCCACGTTACCAGCAAAGCGGTGGATTTGGTGATGCAGAGGCTTGATATGCAGAGCTACATCTACGTCTCGAACATGGCGAAGGCCATTAAGCGCGTGGGCGAGATTTGGCTGTCCATGGCCAAAGACGTGTTCGTGGAAGACAAGCGCAAGATGAAGGTTGTGACGTCCAACGGCGAACAGGACGAGATTGAGTTAATGACACCGGTGATTAACCCTGAGAGCGGCGAACTTGAGTACGACAACGACCTGTCTGAAGCCGAGTTTGACGTGGCGGTGGACGTGGGACCGTCTTCAACAACGAAGCGGCAAGCGACGGTGCAGGCGCTGCTCTCGATGATGGCGGTGACGCAAGACCCTGAGACGATGAACGTGCTCTCGTCGATGGCGATGATGAACATGGAAGGCGAAGGGCTTGGTGACGTGCGCAGCTACTTCCGCAAGAAGCTGCTGAAGATGGGCGCGGTTAAACCCACCGAGCAAGAGGCCCAGGAGCTCCTTGCCGAGGCTCAGAACGCCCAACCGGACGCACAGACGCAGTACTTCGCAGCAGAGGCGCAAAGGGCAAATGCGCTCGCTACAAAGGCACAGGCCGACACGGTGCTTACGCTGGCAAGGGCCGAGGAGACGCGAGCGAAGACCGAGGAGACGATTGCAAAGGCTGGTCAGATTGATCAGGACAAGGCGATGAAGCTGGCGGACCGCATCGAGGACGATGTGCAGAAGCTGGTAGCGCCGGTGCAAACATTTTAGTGGACAGACCCACTAATTGAGAAAAAATGGAGAACAACAACACGGCAGTAGATGCTGAAGTTGTCTTGGAAGATGAGGAAGCTCCCGTAGCGGAGGCTGTGGCTGAGGAGACCGGTACGCCGGCGACCTCGGAGCCAGCCAAAGACGGGGAAGCGACCGCTTCAGAAGAGATTGACGTCAGCATCGGGGATTCGCCAACCCAGAAAGAGGACGCAGAGAAAGCACCGGAATGGGTGCGTGAAGTGCGTAAAACCAATCGGGAACTGCACCGTAAGAATCGGGAGCTAGAAGAGAAGCTGAAGGCAATATCGGCAACTGAGAACAATCCGGTTGACCCTGGGCCGAAGCCGACACTTGAAGGCGCTGATTACGACACGGAGAAGTACGAGGCCAAGCTGGCAGAGTGGTTTGACCGGAAACGGAAAGCTACTGAACTCCAAGCCAAGGCCGAGGAAGAGCAGCAAGCCCAACAAGCAGAGTGGCACAAGAAGCTTGAGAACTACGCGAAGTCCAAGACTGAGCTTAAGGTTCGAGACTACGAAGATGCCGAATCTGCGGTGCAAGAGGTGTTGAACACGACTCAACAAGGGATCCTGTTGCAGGGTTCAGACAACTCGGCATTGCTGGTGTACGCGCTGGGTAAAAACCCCAAGAAAGCGAAAGAACTCTCTGAGATAAAAGACCCAGTGAGGTTCGCGTTCGCGGTGGCCAAACTCGAAACACAACTCAAGGTGACAAAGAAAACTGCTCCTCCTCCAGAGAAGACCCCACCGTCCGGCGGGGCTAGGTCAACCGGTGGTTCCGACGAAGTGTTGGACAACCTACGCGCAAAGGCCGAGCGCACCGGTGACTACACGCAAGTAATCGCCTACAAACGTCAATTGCAGTCAAAAAAGTAACCTATGGCTAACTCGTTCAATAAAGAAGAGCGCGTAGCGTTTGAAAACCTCCTTGAGGGGTTCAACGACGCGCTTGTCCTCTCCCGTAACGTCTCGATCTACAACACGGATCAGACGATGATGGAGCGCACCAACAACGTCATCTGGCGCCCGCAGCCCTACATTGCGACCTCGTTGTCGAATGCAGGGGTTGGCACGGACATCTCATTACTCCCTGGTGGTGGCTACGCCTCCTACACCCAGCTGGCAGTTCCCGCCAGCATCAACCAGACCCGCACGGTGGCTTTCGAGCTCAACGCTCAAGAGCTTCGTGACGCTCTGCAAGAGCAACGCCTTGGCGACTCGGCGAAACAGAAACTCGCTTCTGACATCAACGTGTCGGTGCTAAACATCGCGGCCAATCAAGGCACGCTGGTGGTAAGGCGCGCGACCGCTGCTGGTGCTTCGAGCGGGTTTGATGACGTCGCCCAGTGCGAGGCCATCTTCAACGAGCAGGGCATCATGGACGGTGACCGTTACCTCGCGCTCAACACGCGGGACTACAACGGCCTCGCTAACGACCTTGCCAAGGCTTCGCGCTCCTTCGGGAACCAGAAGTCCGACAAGGCTTATGAGCGTGCGTACGTTGGGATGGTGGCGTCCTTCGACATCTACAAGCTCGACTACGCGGTGCGGTTGCCTGCTGCTGCTGGTGTTGGCATCACCATCGACACCCGCGACTCTGCAGCGAACTACCAGATTCCAAAGTCTATCACCACGACCCCGACGACCTCTGAACGCCTCAACGTGGATAACCGTTTTCAGACGGTGACGGTGAGCAGCACGACTGGCATTGCCGCTGGGGATGCGTTCACAATCGCTGGTGTAAACGCTGTGCATCACATCACCAAAGGCGACACCGGTCAGCCTAAAACCTTCCGCGTTATCAGCGTAACTAACGCGACCCAGATGGTGATTAGTCCAGGCATCGTATCCAACCAGGTTCCTAACGCGGCTTCTGCGCAGAACCAGAACTGCGTTGTGAATGTCAAGGCAGCGAACAGTGCTATCACGTTCATGAACACGACGGCAGCTGGCGTTAACTGCTTCTGGCACAAGGACGCGATTGAAATCCTCCCTGGCCGCTACTCGCTCCCCGACAACGCTGGCGTTGCGGTGATGCGCGGTTCAACCGACCAAGGGCTGGAGCTCGTAATGACCAAGCGTTTCGATCAGAACACCCTCACGACCAAGTATCGTGTGGACACGTTCTACGGAGTTGTGAACAAACAACCCGAAATGAGTGGCATTCTGCTGTTCAATCAGTAGTATAGTCTCACGGGGGGTGGCCCTTCGGGGCCATCCCCTTAACTTTACGCAACTTATGCCGCTCAAGAAGGGTTATTCGCAGAAGACAATCTCCTCCAACATCGGTAAGGAGATGAAGGCCGGTAAACCGCAGAAGCAAGCGATTGCAATCGCGCTCTCAACGGCTCGCAAAGCGAAGCAAGCGGCTGGAAAACCCGTTGGAAAACTGAAAAAATGATTGAGTTTCCTGCAATGGTGTACCGCTCGCCAGGGAAGAACCCTGCGCGGTGGGGCACATACGACTACTGCGGCGTCGAATCCCAAGAAGAACTCGATGAAGCCCTCTCCTTGGGCTGGAGTTTGACTGTTGAAGAGGCGGTGGACGTCTATAACAAGGCCGTGGAGGACGCTGTAAGGCTCAAGAACGAGCCCAAAGTGAAGATTGTGGTCAGCGAGCCCGAATCCGAGGCTGCGCCTGCTCTTGAGGCTGCTGGAGAGCCGGTTTTGCTGGCTGAAGAAGACGAAGAAGACGAAAAACCGCGCCGCAAGCGCAAATAACCGCATGGGATACACTAAACGCCAGTTCGTTGAGGCCGCTTTTGAGGAACTCGGGTTGGCGTCTTATGTGTTTGACCTCACGCCCGACGAGCTTCAGTCAGCGGTGCGCCGGTTGGACGCAATGGTGGCGCAGTGGTACGCGAAAGCCATCCAGATTGGCTACCCTTTGACCAACTCGCCTGACAACGCTGACCTCGACACGCAGACCAATGTGCCGCTAACAGCCAACGAGGCGGTCATCTTGAATCTGGCGATGCGTATCGCCCCTCAGTACGGCAAAGCGCCTTCGCCTGACACCAAGACAGGCGCGATTGCTGGCTATCAGACGCTCCTCATGCAGAGCGCCAACGTCCTCCAGCAGCAGTACCCTTCGCAGATGCCTTCTGGCGCTGGCAACAAGGATGTGGATTGGCCGTTCTTGCCGGTTCCGTCTCTTGGCCCCATCGAGCAACAACCCAACGGTCAGCTTCTCTTTCTCTAACATGGCTATTCAAAATCTCGATAACGTCGACAGCATCAGCCCCTCGACGTTGTTTGCTGTCAACCAGAACGGGCTCGACTACAACTGCACCGCAGCGGTGGTGGCTGACTTCATTGAGCAGAACGTCACGGTCAACGATGGCAAGGTCATCCAGTACTCCTCGCCGATTAGCGGCTCGACGGTCGCCATCAGCGGCACGAACAACAGCGTGTGGCTGGTGCTTACTCCCATTAGCACAGTGGCCTCGCTGACGATCCTGCTCCCGCAGGTCTCGGGGTGCGTGGCAAACCAAGAGATTCTCATCAACACCACCCAGACAATCACCGCTTTGACGGTGAACCTGAACGGTGCGGTCGGAGGCGGCGTTCCGACGACTCTCGCGGCAAACGGCTTCTTCACACTCCGGTTCGAGCCGGTCATCCAAAAATGGTATCGCGTAGGCTAATATGACACTCCCATTCAATCCCTCTTACGGCAGCGGACAAACCCAGTCAGCAACTGGAACATCCGCCCAGTACAGCATCCGCTCTGGAACCCGCAGTATCTGTGTGACCAACACCGGTTCAACCAATCCGGTGTTTGTCCGCATCGGGCAGGGCACGATTACCGCAACGACCGCTGACTACATCGTCATGCCGAGCAGCCAAGTGTCCCTTGGGAAGTTCGAGGACGATAACGTCATTGCAATCATCTCGCCTTCCGGAACGACGGTTAACTTCATCTGCGGCGCTGGCCTGTGATTCGTTACCTCTCAAGACGACGCTCGAAGACGCCTGCGGGGCCAACGGTGACCCCGCCAGGGCCTCCTCCCGCTGCGTCGTTTTACCTGCGCCCTGGTGGCGGAACGAACTACTATCGCCGGCCAGGCGGCGTTGACCGGTACATCAGACCCTAAAGCATATGCCTGACATTACAGTATCCTCTGACATCGACTCCTTCATGCAGTCTGCCAACCGGCAGGCCGCGATGGACAACCTCGCCGGCGCAACGACCTCCGGTCAGTACCTTCGCGGGAACGGATCGGACGTTGTTATGTCGGCAATCCAAGCTGCTGACGTTCCAACGCTCAACCAGAACACCACCGGCACGGCGGCTGGTCTGTCCGCAACGCTGGCTGAGACGTCTGGTGGTACAGGGAAGACCAGCTACACGAACGGTCAGCTTCTCATCGGCAACGCCGCAGGCGGCCTCACGAAGGCTACTTTGACGGCAGGCTCGAACGTGACGGTGACGAACGGGGACGGGGCGATTACGATTGCGGCCACCGGCGGGAGCGCAACGCCAACAGACGTGCAGGTGTTCACCTCCAGCGGGACTTGGACGAAGCCAGCGGGGGCGGTGTCGATAGATTTGTTTGTTGTTTCAGCCGGAGGTGGCGGGGCTTCTGGAAGAAAAGGCGGGGCTGGGTCAGCGGCTCCAGGGGGAGGCGGTGGTGGAGGCGGCTCGTTTACCATGCGGTCTTTTCAAGCGTCTCTGCTTGGAGCAACTGAAACTGTAACGGTAGGCGCAGGAGGAAGCGGAGGGGCTTCCGTAACGTCAAACGCAAGCAATGGGAACTCAGGCGGTGCTGGAGGAAACTCATCGTTTGGAAGCTGGGTCGCTGTCGCTGGCGGTGGCGGTGCTGGAGTTGTAACGACGGCATCTGGACCTGGCGGATCATCTGCTTCAGCTCGCGCAATGTTTCAAGGTGGCAGCGGAAGTGCTGGCGGAACTGGAGCGGGAGTGGCTGGCGTTAACTCTGTTGCAGCGGCAGGCGGAGGAGGTTCTGGCGGTGGACTTGCAGCAACAACTCCCGCAGCAGCAGCAGGGGGGGCTGGTGGCGTTGCCTTGGCAGCATTTATTACTGGCGGGCAAGCGGCAGCAGGAGCAAGCGGTGGCGGCAACGGAGGAACAGGTCCAAACGTAACAACAAACACCGCCATACCATCAAGTGGAGGCGGAGGTGGAGGATCATCGATTACAGCAACAAATGGCGGCAATGGAGGAAACGGTGGTTTTTACGGAGGCGGAGGTGGTGGAGGCGCGGCTGGCCTTGATGCAACCAACAATTCTGGCGCAGGCGGAAATGGAGCAGATGGTATTGTTATCGTAATAACCTACTTCTAAACAATGAGATACGCAATCGTTGATGACGCGAGCAAGGTCGTTTTGAACATCATCATCTGGGATGGCACAAGCCCGTACACGCCGCCAGCCGGCACGACGCTTGTGAACGTCGACGGTATCCCATGCGACATCGGTTGGATTGAGCAACCAGACGGCAGCTTCGCCCCTCCTCCTGAAGAGTCCAATGGCTAAGAAACAAGTCAACCTCTCGGTCTCTCGCGGCGAGAAGCTCCCAGTGTCTCAAGGTGCTGGGCTCACCGCGAAAGGCCGTGCAAAGTACAACCGCGCCACAGGCTCGAACCTGAAGGCTCCAGCACCCAACCCCAAGACGAAGGCAGACGAGGGCCGCAAGGCGTCGTTCTGTGCGCGTATGAGCGGGATGCCTGGGCCCATGAAAGACGAGAAAGGTCGCCCCACCCGCAAAGCTGCTTCACTCAAACGCTGGAACTGCAAATGAAAAAAGGACTCTACGCCAACATCCACGCCAAACGCGAACGCATCGAAGCCGGTAGCAAGGAGCGTATGCGCAAACCAGGCTCCAAGGGCGCCCCGACCGCTGCTGCATTCAAAGCTTCTGCCAAGACCGCCAAGAAGAAGTAATGCAAGTTCCACTGCTCAGCGGTATCTACACGGACGGGGCCGGCGACTTTCGCCGCAGCTACCCGCGCAACTTGGTGCCCGTCGTTCAGCCATCTGGCTTGAGCGAGGGCTACCTGAGACCGGCTGACGGGATTAAACAGTTCGCGGTAGGCCCTGGGGTTGACCGTGGCGGCATTGAGTGGAACAACGTGCTCTACCGCGTGATGGGCACGAAGCTCGTCTCGGTGAGCTCGCTGGGGAACGTGGTAGTGCTCGCGGATGTGGGCGGCAGTGGTCAGGTGACGCTTGACTACTCGGAGACGCTGCTGGCGATTCTCTCCAGCGGCGTGCTGTACTACTGGGATGGCTCAACGCTCACCAGCCTCACGCCTGACCCTGCCATGGGGCCAATCACGGACTTCTGCTGGGTGGATGGGTACTTCTTTCTGACGGACGGATTCTTCATCGCTACGACGAACTTGGTCAACCCGACCATCGTTCAGGCCAAGGCGACATCCGAAGCCGATCCAGACCCCATCATCTCGATTCAGAAGTTCCGGAACGAGGTCTATGCGATTAACCGACATACCATTGAGCTCTTCAACAACGTCGGTGGAGACATCCTATCCTTCCCGTTCGCTCGCATCGAAGGAGCCCAGATTCAACGGGGTGGAATCGGAACGTACTCCTGCTGCGTATATCTGGATTCTGTGGCTTTCGTCGGAGGCGGACGCAACGAGGCGCCATCGGTATGGCTGGCGTCCGGAGCCAACACCGTCAAAATCGCTACACGGGAGATTGACCAGATTCTGGCAACTTACTCTGAAGCTGCTCTGGCTACGACTATCTGTGAAACACGTCTGTACAACGGACTTAACCACCTCTACATCCACCTTCCGGACCACACGCTAGTCTACGACGGCGCGATCTCGCAGGTCGCCGGCCAAGCCATCTGGTTCACGCTGGCTGACGGTCTCTACGGCAACAGCAGCTACCGCGCACGCAACTTTGTGTACGCTTACGACAAGTGGATTTGCGGGGACACCTCAGCACCCAATCTCGGCTACGCGGTTCAAGACATCTCCTCGCTCTGGGGCGAGCGCGTTGGCTGGCAGTTCGAGACGCAAATCTTCTACAACGAAGGCAAGGGCGCCATCTTCCACGAACTGGAGCTCGTTGCCCTGCCTGGGCGCGTGGCCATTGGCATAAACCCGACCATCTTCGCGAGTTACTCGACTGATGGCGTCACCTACTCACAACAGCGTGGCATTCTCGCTGGTAAGACTGGAGACCGCAACAAGCGCCTGACGTGGATGCGCAACGGTCGCATGGGAGACTGGAGAACGTATCGCTTTCGCGGGACAAGCGACGCGCACTTGTCAATGGCCCGTTTGGAGGCGCGGCTTGAGCCGCTTGTGTGGTAAATGGCCAACTCCATCAAGCCCAACCGGAATGACCTTGCCAAGTTCCTGCCCGACCAGCGTCTCATCCGCGCCTTCGAGCAACTCTTCGAGTACGTTCCAGCCAGCATCGACGCCAACACCATTGACTCGTATAACTCTCAGACGTCTGCACAGCAGGCGCTTGACACGGTTGAAGCCCTTCGCAGCGTCATCGAGCTCGCTTCTACAGCGCCTGCTGCTCAGGCTAACCAGATTGCTGAACTAGCCCAGCAGGTAGCCCTGCTTTCACAAGCTCCACCGGTAGAGCAGAAGAAGAACCCGAGGTACGGCACTTTCTACGACACCACAACGCAGAATGCAGCGGCCATAAACACGGCATACGCCGTAACGTTCAACTCGACTGACCTCAGCTTCGGCGTGAGCATTGGGACGCCTGCAAGCCGCATCTACGTTGATTCTGAAGGGGTGTACAACTTCCAGTTCTCGCTGCAACTGGACAAGACTGCTGGGGGCGTTGGCTTGTTCTACCTGTGGGCGCGAATCAACGGCGTTGACCAAGCCAACTCGGCCACCCAGATACGAATCCAAGGCAACAACGCAGAAAGTGTTGCAGCATGGAACTTCGTGTATAAGATGGCTGCGGGAGATTATTTTGAGCTCATGTGGTCCGTGGACACCGTGGACATCGAGATCAAAGCCTTTACCGCAGCCCCACCGGTGCCTGACATTCCGTCGGTCATTTTAAGCGTCACCAACAACATCTCCTGACAATGGCTGT